TGGTGTGCTAAATGGGGCATTGACTCAGAGGAGTTAGGTCTGTGGTATGATGTAAAAGAAGATAGAGTTGTGTTTCCTGTTCTACATGGTGGCAAGATGGTGGATGCCACTGGCAGAACATTGGGTAAAAGAATACCCAAATGGAAAAGATATGGAAATAGTGGCTTGCCTTATGTCTCAGGACATGGTAAAGTCGCAGTAGTTGTTGAGGACTGTGTGAGTGCAGCCGTTGTTGGTTACGGTTCCTTTGTCGGGGTTGCGCTATTGGGTACATCGTTATCTGATACGCATAAAGGTTATCTTGCACAGTTCTCAACAGCAGTAGTCGCGTTAGACCCCGATGCGTTACCAAAGAATTTGCAGATGGCAAAAGAATTAAAAGGATACGTGAACGATGTTCGTGTCCTTCGATTAACAGATGACCTTAAATATCGTAACCCGACAGATATGGAGAATTTACATGGAATTATCACTGATTAGAAGTCTAATGGACAAAGAGTTTTACGATGAGCATCGTGGTGCTAAGTGTCCTGACCGTTTGTTTAGTAAAGATGTAAGGAAGATTAAACAGACAATCGACAAGACAATGCAGACATATAATCGCACAGTTACACCTGATGAGATTGAGGCATTGTTTATGTCTAACAACCCAACTCTGACTACAGCACAGAAGGAAGCCTATTCCTCGCTGTTCCGTCAGGTAAAGAAAGAAGACCCTATGGGTGCTGACATTGCACAAGAAGTACTGTCTAAGCTATTCCAGCAGGTGATTGGTGAGGATGTAGCTAACCTTGGTTTTGATATGGTTAATGGTACAGCCAATACTCTTAATGACATTCGTAACTTGCTAGAACAGTATGGTGATGACTTCACCCCTAACCTTAACGTGGAGTGGGATGACATTGACATTGAGACATTGCTTGCTCGTAATGACCTTGAGGCACGTTGGACATTCAACATTGCCAGCCTTACACGCAAGGTAGAAGGTGTTAATGGTGGTCACTTGATTGAGGTTGGTGCTAGACCTAACACTGGCAAGACATCTTTTCACGCCAGTATCATTGCCGCACCGGGTGGCTTTGCACATCAGGGTGCTAACTGCATCATCTTGTGTAATGAGGAAGGCTACCATCGTGTTGGTGCTAGATACCTTACTGCCGCTACTGGTATGACTATGCAGCAGATTAAAGCTAATCCTTCCAAGGCTCGTGACTTATATGCACCTGTCAAGGAACGTATTAGAATTAAAGATGCGACAGGCCGTGACATGAATTGGGTGGAGTCTATCTGTAAGGCATACAAGCCCGATGTGGTACTGCTGGACATGGGAGATAAGTTTGCTAAGACTGGTGGCTTTGCACGTCCTGACGAGGCTCTAAAGGCCAATGCTATTCATGCTAGACAAATAGCTAAAGAACATGATTGCGCTGTATTTTATATGTCGCAGCTTTCTGCTGATGCAGAAGGTAAGATTATTCTTAATCAGAGTATGATGGAAGGCTCACGCACAGGTAAAGCGGCAGAAGCTGACCTAATGGTACTGATTGCTAAGAATCCACCAGTGCAGGGACAGGATGAGGAAGATGTTCAGCGTCATCTTAATATTGTTAAGAATAAATTGAGTGGGTGGCACGGTAGTGTTCACTGTAATCTTGAATATCAAACAGCGAGGTACACAGTATGATGAATGAAGCACTAGAACCTAATGAGTTTGACCGTAAGAAGTTTGACTTAGATTTATCTTATGGCAAAGTAAGGGAGCAACAAGTAGCTGATATGCTACAAGATAAGAAGATTGAAGTTAAATCAGAACGTGATATGTGGATGCGTACTGGTAACATAGCTATTGAGTATGAGTGTAATGGTAAACCTAGTGGAATACAGACAACAGAGTCTGACTATTGGTTCCATAACCTATGTATTGGGGATGACACATATGCTACTATAGTATTCAAGACAGACAATCTTAGAGATATTTTAAACACCACAAAGGGTAAACAGCAGGTATATGGTGGAGATAACAACGCCGCAAAGATGTTTCTTATTAGCTTGCAGGGTTTGTTTTCTCGTGGTAATATTCAGGCTTACTCTGAAAGGAATAACAAATGAAACTAACATTAGACGTAGAAAATACAACAACAGAGCGTAACGGTAAGTTACATCTTGACCCATTTGAATCAAGTAACTCACTAACTATGGTGGGTATGCTTACAGACACAGGAGAAGAAACTATTGTCACATTTGACCACAATGATGTTGAGGCTACCCAAGATGGTCATAGGATTGTACAGGATGCACTCAATGAGACTACTGTACTTATCGCACATAATGCTGCCTATGACCTTATGTGGATTTGGGAGTCTGGCTTCAAATATGATGGCCCTGTCTTTGACACTATGCTTGGGGAGTATGTCTTACAGCGTGGCATTAAAGAGCCGCTATCCCTAGAGGCTTGTGCTGAACGGTATGAATTAGATACCAAGAAGCAAGACACACTCAAGGAGTACTTCAAGAAAGGTTACAGCACACGAGACATACCATACAACGAGTTGTGTGAGTATCTATCTGCTGACCTACGTGCTACACAGCAACTGTCTGACAAGTTAGTGTATCGCCTTAACACAGAGTCCGATGCTATGCTTATGCCTACCGTCACACTTACCAATGAGGTAGCAGTATGTTTAGCACGTATCTACCAGCGTGGTTTCAAGGTTGACTTATCCGTACTAGAGGATGTGCGTCAAGAATTTGAACAGGAGAAGTGTCAACTTATTGACAGCCTACAGGTTCATGTGCGTAAGGTCATGGGTGATACACCTATCAACCTCAACAGCCCAGAGCAATTGTCTTGGGTTATCTATGGTCGTAAGGTATTGGACAAACAGTATTGGGCCAGTCAAATTGACCCATACATGGATGATGAATATTTCCGCAGTCTTATTGCTTCTGGAACAGAAAGGCTTTACAGAACAGAGGCAGTACAATGTACTGAGTGCAAAGGTAGTGGGTATATACGCAAGATAAAAAAGAATGGTGAGCCGTTCTCTAAGGAGAGTAAGTGTCCTACTTGCAGTAGCGCAGGGTATTTATTTAATCCTACGTCTACTTATGCTGGCTTCAAGTTCAAGCCACCTACAGCTAAGTGGGCTAGTGCCAATGGTTTTAGTACGAGCAAGGTCAACCTTCAGTTACTTGAAGCAGGTGCTAAGTCTAAGGGCATGGACGATGCAGTGGACTTCTTGTCCAAGGTACGCCGACTAAGTGCAGTAGATACATACCTGTCATCTTTTGTTGACGGTATTGCAAACTACACAAAGCATGACGATATGCTGCATGTCAGCCTACTACAGCATCGCACATCGACAGGTCGCTTGTCGGGTGCTAACCCTAACATGCAGAACATGCCACGTGGCGGCACGTTCCCTGTAAAAAAAGTATTTGTGTCACGATTCGATGGCGGTAAAATAATGGAAGCTGACATGGCACAACTAGAGTTTAGCGCCGCCGCATTTTTATCACAGGATGGAGTTGCAATTGAAGAAGTATCTAATGGGTTTGATGTACACGCATACACCGCTAAAGTTATTACCGATGCTGGTCAGCCTACGAGCCGACAGGATGCGAAGGCTCATACATTCGCGCCGTTGTATGGAGCGTCAGGCTATGGAAGAACTACTGCGGAAGCAGCGTACTACGAACACTTCAACGACAAATACAAGGGGGTTGCAGCTTGGCATTCCCGACTGGCTACAGAGGCTATCGAAAAACAAAAGATAACTACGCCTAGTGGTCGTGAGTTTGCTTTTCCCAATGTAGTGCGTAAGTCAAGTGGTCGTGTATCGCACTTTACACAGATAAAGAATTACCCTGTGCAATCATTTGCTACAGCAGATATTGTTCCTATTGCATTATTGCATATTAATGAGTTGCTAAAGGGTATGAAATCGTGTATAGTAAATTCTGTACATGACAGTATAGTTATTGACGTTCACCCTAATGAAGAAGAAGATGTAATCAATGTGATACAGTCTACTAATAACATACTGAATGAACTAATAGCAGCACGTTGGGGTATAAATTTTAATGTACCACTATTATTAGAAGCAAAAATTGGCCCTAATTGGCTTGACGTAAAAGATGTAGTATGATATAACTACGGTTCTAAACTCAAAAGGAAGGAGTACAATATATGACACAATTGACAACAATTAATACTGATGACTATGCTACTATGGCAAAGGCAATGGGTATTGCTAATGAGAAAACTACGGCTGGTAGTGGTTCTCTGCCACGACTAAAGATTAGTCACACACCTATTATGGGTGAGGCAGAAGTCAACGGTAAGAAGATGAATATTGAGGTGGTAGAAGGGGGTAGCTACAAGCTGGAAATTCCAGACAAGGAACCTATCTACGCTACTAGCATCAAGATGCGTCCATTCCTGCAACGCTTCATGCACAAGCGTTTCATTCAGGGTGATGCAAAGAATCCGGGCAAGTATGTAAAGAGTATCATGGCTGATACACTAGACGTTGACCTAAAGGATAACGCTGGTGGCTTTAATTGTGGTAAGCCAGCAGGTTACATCAAAGATTGGGCAGCACTGCCTAAAGATATGCAGGACTTGTTAAAATCCATCAAGCGTGTACGTGCTGTCTTTGGTGAAGTCGAAATGATTAACCCTACCAATGATAAGGGTGAGGCTGTAGAGCCTATCACATCCGCATTCATCTGGGAGATTGATAATCGTGAAGCCTTCAAGGAGATTGGTAATAGCTTTGTACAGTTGGCTAAGATGCAGCGTCTTCCTATCCAGCACATCATTACTGCCAATACTGATGAACGTACAATTCCTACGGGTGCGAAGTACTACGTGCCTGTTGCATCACTTGATGTTACCAATACTATAGAAATCACTCAGGAAGACCAGACACTGTTCGGTGACTTCATGGCATGGGTTGATAGCTATAACAACTACATCATCAATCAGTGGACAGAAAAAGCTACTGAGAAGATGTCAGACGAAGATGTTGATGCTGTAGAAGACATCATTGACCTTGAAGTAGAAGACATCATTGATGATGAGATGGTGGCGTAATGCATCATCCTGCTGAACTAGCGTTGCATCAGTACATGGAAGATGCTGTAAAAGGCAAAACCGAAATGTCAGAGGAGGTAATTCAACAAGTCTCTAATGACGTAGCTGATGCATTACATCGACAGTTTGGTAGTGGTAAAAAGAGGGGCGACTTTAAGTTGCGAATGTCCAACATAGGTCGTCCCACTTGCCAACTCTGGTATGAAAAGAATAAGCCAGAGGTGGCGTTACCACTACCTACTACGTTTATTATGAATATGATGCTTGGGGATATAGTTGAGGCTGTCTTTAAGGGTCTATTAAAATCTGCGGGAGTAAAATACGAAGAGCCTGAACACGTTACCTTAGAACTTGAGAATGAAGAAATTAATGGCACATATGACATCGTTATTAACAACGCTGTTGATGACATTAAATCGGCATCTAATTGGTCATACAATAACAAGTTTGAATCTTATGAAACATTAGCAGCAGGTGACAGCTTTGGTTATGTTGGTCAGCTTGCAGGTTACGCTAAAGCATCTAAAAAACTGGTAGGTGGCTGGTGGGTAGTGAACAAGGCCAATGGTCAGTTCAAGTATGTGCCAGCATCGGGGCTTGACTTAGACACTGAGATAGCTAAGATTCAAAACACAGTAGACACAGTAGAGGAGAATAAGTTTGAAAGATGTTTTCAACCAGTACCAGAGAAGTTTAGAGGTAAGGAGACAGGTAACAAAGTACTCAATA